CATCATTAAGTGCCGAAAGATAACTTACACCAGAAGATCCGTTACCACCACTTAATGATGATAATGAAACTGTATTACCATCACTAATAGTAAGTTGTGCATTACTTTCATTAAATGATAATGTTTGCGGACTACCACCTGTTCCCCATGATGCAGAAAAAGAACTAACAGTAGTGTATGTACTCTGCCAATTTCCTGTTAAAACTTTAATATCAGTTCCTTGATAGTTCCAATTTGTAGCACTGTTAGTCTGAACAGTATTTCTAGTATCGTTCCAATTTGCACTTGAACTTGTTAAAGCGGTATAGGAGGCTTGCCAATTGGCTGTTAATGATTTAATATCATTTCCTTGGTAATTCCAAGTTGTTGCAGAATTAGTATTAACTGTAGAATATACAGAGTTGTAATTACTTGAATTTGAGTTGAAAGAGTTATAAACAGAAACGTTATTTGCACTCTGAACACTAAAGTTATTATATGTATTCTGCCAATTACCAGTTAGTGCTTTAATGTCATTACCTTGGTAATTCCAATTTGTCGCAGAATTAGAATTTACAGTAGAATAAGCTGAATCCCAATTTGCACTTTTTGAGTTGACAGATGAATAAACCGAAACGTTATTTCCACTTTGAGAAGAAAAACCTATATATGTACTCTGCCAATTTCCTGTTAAAGCTTTAATATCACTGCCTTGATAGTTCCAATTTGTTGCAGAATTAGAATTTACAGTAGAATATGTTGAATTCCAATTACCTGAATTAGAATTTACGTTACTATAAACAGAAACATTATTAGAACTCTGATTACTAAATCCTGTGTATGTATTTTGCCAATTTCCTGTTAAAGATTTAATATCATTGCCTTGATAGTTCCAATTAGAAGAATTAGATTGAACAGTATTGTATGTGTTTTCCCAATTACTTGTTAATGCTCTAACACCAGTATCAATAGAAGTATCAATCGCCCATTGTGAAGAATTTGATTGAACTACAGAGTATACATTATTCCAATTTGCTGATGATGAGGAAACAACACTATAAGTGTTTTCCCAATTACTTGTTAAAGATTTAATATCAGTTCCTTGATAGTTCCAAGTTCCACTGTTAGTCTGAACAGTATTTCTAGTGTCATTCCAATTTGCACTTGTGCTTGTCAAAGCTGTATAAGATGCCTGCAAATTGCTTGTTAAAGATTTAATATCAGTTCCTTGATAGTTCCAAGTTCCACTGTTAGTCTGAACATTATTATAAACAGAAACGTTGTTTGCACTCTGAGCATTAAAACCTATATATGTATTTTGCCAATTACTTGTTAAAGATTTAACGTCAGTTCCTTGATAGTTCCAATTTGTAGATGAATTAGAATTTACAGTATTATAAACAGAGTTATAGTTACTTGAATTTGAATTAAATGTATTATAAACAGAAATGTTATTTCCGCTTTGAATACTAAAATTAGAGTATGTATTTTCCCAATTACTTGTTAAAGATTTAATATCGGTTCCTTGATAGTTCCAATTTCCTGAATTAGAATTTACATTACTATAAACAGAAATGTTGTTTGCACTTTGAGAAGAGAAACTCACATATGTATTTTCCCAGTTAGCAGAACGAGAATTTGTTAATGTGTAATTACTTTTAAAGTTTCCTACATCACTAGATTTTAAAGTCTGTATAATATTTCCTGTTCCATCAAAGAAATTAATTGTGCTACCCGCAACATAAAGGTTATTTGTTGATAAACTTGGGGCACTAAGTCCACCAGTCATAACGTCACCAGAAAGTTCTACATATCGACTATTTCCAGAACTAATTGTTAAAAAACTAGCACTTGATGAGTTATAAGAGTTATAAACGCTGTTCCAATTACCTGATGTAAAATTAACAGCACTATTTGACTGTAATATATTTGCAGAATTGGAGTAAACAAAAGTGTTTACATTAGTGTCGTCCGTTTGTTGCCAAATTGAAGAATATGTGCTTACAGTTGTAAAAGTATCATATAAATCACCTGAATATGTAGCTGCCCAGCTTTCAAAAATTGGTTCTCCACCACCATCAACACTAGACATTTGGGTTACAACTGCACAAACAGCAGATGTAAAGTTTGTTATATCCGATGCATAGAACGGTAATTTTTTTATTTCAATTTTTTGACACTGTAGGGACACAGTATTATTTATACTATATTAAAATAAATAAAGATATGGCCTATTTAAAAATAATATTGGAAATTCTTTCTACATCTAAAAAATTTTTGGATTTTATATCCAAATATTTAAAGGATAAAAAAAGAATAAAACAAATTAAAGAAGTGAAAGAATTTGAAAAAGAAGTAAAAGAAAAGGTCGAAAATGGCACACAAGATGACATTGACGACCTTAATAAAAAACTTCGTTTTTAACTTTTATTCGTATTCCGAAAGCATAAAAGTTTTACTTTTAGACGGAATACAACGCCTATAATTATAAGATAAGAACCAATACCATCTATCAGGTTTTTCTGGATGAACTATATCTCCTAAACCATCAGTAATTAAAAATACTGCTTTTGGATATTTCTTCTTTTCGGTTTTTATAACACTTTGAATATGTCCTTCAATAATGCTAAAAGAAGTTCCTCCGCCACCATACACACGACCACTAGATAAACTCGTTTCTACAACTCTTGTATCAAAACAGAAAAGTCTTATGTTAAACTTTTTAGGATCTAAACTATTTGCTGCACTAAAGAAACGATCTTTTAGATTTATACAAGAACCAGAAGTATCAAGAAAAAAGAAAACATCTATTTTATTTTTTTCTTTATATTCATCTAAAACCTTACAATTTGTAGGAAGATGAATTTTATCAGAAATAATCTGTGAGTAACGAGAATTAACTCTTTCCCACCTTTCGGTTTCTTCGATAGTGTCTTTTTTCATAGAGTTTTCCCATTTCTTAATAACACTTTCCCACTTCTTTTTCTTTTTCTTTTTAACATCTACTGTGAACCAACTTCCAGTTCCAGAAGCAGACCGAGATAAATTTTCCTTTTCTTTTTGTGGCAGTTTATCTATAAAATCAGAGTCAATAGAATCAGAAACACCATTCTTTTGAAGAAAATCTTGTAATTGTTCTTGTTGTTCTTCGGTTAATACAATGTGAGAATCCATAGAAAAGAATGAATTTTTAGAATCAGGATCTTCTTCTTTTAGTTTATTAAAATAATATTCAGTAGATTCATGAGAATCAACTTTTACTTTTTTAAAAACAGTGTTTAACCAACAACCTTCGTCTTTAATTCTAGTATCCAAATTATTTCTAAAGAAACCAAAAGATTCACAAAGCATTTCATTAATAACAACATCAGCAGCACGATTCATTCGTTCCATGTCGTTTGTTCCTATATATTCAGAGAAACGACGACCATGTTCCAAAATTATGTGACACATTTCGTGACAAACTAGAAAAAGTTTACTTTCTTCGTTTAAACTATTCCAAAAGTCTTCGTTTATTAAAAAACTAACTGCTTCACCTTTTTCATCAAAAGATATTGCAGCAGTAGGTAAATTATCAAACTTACCCACTACTGGAGCACCTATATCCCAAAATGAACGAAAGAAATAGTGATGAGATTGTAGCTTTTGTGCTATTTCTAATTTTTCTTCAGTGTTCATTTTTAGAGTTTTAGGAGTTCAACAATATCATTTTTAGATTCTGAAAGTGATAATACACTACGAATATCTCTTAGTTTCTTCAAAAAACTTTCAGGAACAATAGTAATTTCATTAATTGAACTATTTAAATAATTTATATAATCATTAATTCTATTTGAGGAAATTTTCTGTTTATTTGAATTTATATGAGAAATCATATTTTTAATTTCATCTGGATTTAATACAGATTTAGCTAATACGCAACTATTTCCAAAAAGAGGTAAAAAGTTTTTATCAGAAGATATTGTTAATTTTTGCATAGAAGATAAATTAGCCATCATAAAGTTAATTATATGATGTTTATTAGGAACTTTATCCCAACATACTGATAACACTTCCATACCTTTTCTTCTTTCGTTAGTGTTCATCATATATAGCGAACTCTGAGGATTATAATTTTTTGGTATATTTGTTATAGACCAATTATTTACAAAACCACTGAACATGTCAACAGATTTACTATTTGTAGGTTTAACTGTTACAAAGTTAGGTTCAGAGGAAATAAAACTTTTCAAATCATTTTTCTCAGGAATATAACTCTGATCAATAAGTGCTTTCAAAATTTTAATTGGAACAGATTTTGGATTACTCTTTGCAAATTCTACAAAAACGTCACGATATGCTTGCTCTTTAAGAAGAGTTTGATAAAGAGCATAATTTTCGAAGTTCTCATCAGTTTTAATCTCTTCTGATAATAGTTCCTTTTTAACATACTTCCAATAATTCCACATACGAGGCTCTTTAAGCTTTTTCTTATATTTGAGAACGTTTTTTTCGTCAGAAAGAAAAACTTTCATACCTTCTTCATCAGGATTACTAAGAAGTTGATTAATAAGTTCTTCTTTTTCATCAAGAGAAAGTCTTTTAACAAGTTCTTTTACGTTTGCAGAAATTGGAAGCAAAAACTTAACATCAAGACCTTTTTTAAAGCATTCTCCAACATAATCAAGTCTTCTTGGAGAAAGAATTTTTAGAGCGTCTTTTGGTTGTTCTTTCCACCAATCAACAAGAATCTTACCATGATATTCGCCAAACTTTTGGCGGAAATACTTTACATCAGGTTCATTTGGAAGTTCAACAACAATATGAAAACGGTCAAGCTGTGCAGGATCAAGTTCATCAACGTCATAATCCGCAGAATCTTCATTTTCATCTTTTGGAGGATTAACAGCACCCCAAACCATTTTTAAGTTTGGAAATTTACGTCCGTTAATAGACTTGAACTGCTGTAATTCTAAGAGAGCATTACGAACAACTTTATTTGTTCTGTTCCACTCATCACAAAAAATTGCCTCAACGTTATTGTCAAGATTTTCAGGAAGAATAAACTCCATTTTTTCTGTGCCATCACTCATAACTTTTGCTTTTGGAATACCAAGAAGGTGAATCCAAGGGTCTAGTGTTGCGCCAGAGAAATAAGCATATTTCAAATTGTTACGATTGAATGTTTCAATGATTTGATGACTTTTACCAACGCCCTTTTCTCCGATGAGAAGAACGTTGACTTCTGTTTTAACCCACTGATCTAATATTTCTGAATTTAATTTGCATTTATTGAATTTAACCATAAGATGTAGAGCAATCTACATCACGGCACTCAACTCTGCAAGTGAAATATTGCATCCAGACATGATTTGTAGGATCGACTGAATAGCAGCATCTTTATCGCAGTCTCCTTCGACATAATAAGTCTGACGATCATGATGATCTATACATAATGGATCAAAAAAGTCTGCAACAATCAAACCATTTAAATAAGGAAACTGTAAAACTGTCCATGTATAATGATTTGGATCATCAACAGGATAAGGATTTTCTACACGATTACAACGGTTTGCATCTTCTGTTAATAAACCGTAACCACAAGTATTAACTGCAATAATGTCTATAAAACCACTTGCACTTGGGGCAGGAAGTGTAAAAGTTATAGTTGTATCGTCTTTTGAGAATTGATCTACTGGATATGCACTGAAAACATCTAATGCCGTGAAGGGTTGGAAAGTAGACATTGGATACATCATTGGATTTGAACCACTTACGAATACTCCGTTCACATCTCCGAAGCTATAACCTTGTAATGTTATAGTTGGACTTTGACCTTCTACAATATAGTATGGAGAAACATAACGAAGAACAGGTCGTCCTGTAATTGAATAACTCTCGGTTGTAGCTGTGCTTGTGTAAGAAACTAAAGTGTCATAATTACAATAAAATTTATCTGTAAAAATGTAATCAGTGTTTATAAAACAAATAGGAGTTGAATTTTCAACATTCGATTTAAAGACATATCCTTTAATTGTAAAAGATGTGGTTGCAGTAACTCGGAATGGCGGGTCTTTTGGTCCTTGGTTTTTACCGGGGTATTCGTAAGAAACATTTCCATCCCAAAGAATTTCTGTTCTTAATTCTCTACCTGATTTAGGTTCTTGCCAAGATACAATAATATATGGATTTGTATTAACTGCAAAATTTTGAATTATTTGATCCATGTCTTCTTGGAACTTTGCTAGAATTGTTAATTGAACTTTTATATTCCATGGAACAACCTTTAAATTTACATACGTTCCGTCTTCATTTCGGTATTTTAAATCTTCTATTTTATTTTTAACACGATCATTATCTCTTCCTTGACCAGTTATTTCAACTGCCATAATTGGCAGACGAACAGTGTCTGTTGGTCCTAATAAATCTGATACAATATGACTTTTTGGCGCATATGTAAATGGAACCTTTACAACTTCTTTTGCATATTTTTTACCGTCAAATCTTTTAATCTTTACGCCATCAAATGCCGCAGCAAAGTGAGTTAAAAGAGTGCGAATTTCGAAATTATAGTTGTAATCGTCCATTAATAATATTTATAAGTTAAATGCAAGAAACAGCAGAGGCACATGTGAGAGGATAACTAACTAGAGATATTAATCCACTTGTATATGGCGCATATGTTGCAGAATCTTCTGTTAATAAACCATATCCACATGAATTCACAGCAATAACATCAATAAAACCACTTGAGTTTGGAGCAGGAAGTGAAAAGGATAATTTATTAGATGATTTTTCAAATTGTTCTACAGGGAACGCATTAAACGAATCTAAACCAGAAAAAGGTTTGAATGTAGAAACTGAATACATTTCACTATTAGACCCACTCACAAATACACCAATTGTGTCATGAAAGCTATATCCTGTAACAGTTATAATTGGGGATGTGCCTTCTTTCACATAATAAGGTGCAACAAATCTCATAACAGGTCTGCCAGTTATAGAATATGATTCGGTTAAAGAATCGTCAATATATGCAGTAAGAGTTTTATAGTTACAGAAAAATTCGTCTGTAAAAGAAATATCAGTGTTTATTAAACAAATTGGTTTTGGATTTTCTATGTAAGTTTTAAACAAATAACCTTTTATAGTAAATGATGTTGATGCAGTAACTCTAAACGGAGGTTCTTTCGGAGAGTAATTTGCAGTTGCAGGATATTGTAAAGAAATATCACCGTTCCAAAGTATTTCTGTTCTTAATTCTCTTCCTGATTTAGGTTCTTGCCAAGAAATAATAGCATAAGGATTAGTGTTTACTGAAAAATTTTGAACTATCTGATCCATGTCTTCTTGGAATTTTGTAAGAATATTCATTTCAATTTCAATATTCCAAGGTATTACTTGAAGAGCGACATATGATCCATCACTGTTTTTATAAACTATTTTATCAATTTTATTCTTAACTCGTTCATTATCACGACTTTCTGATTTTATCTCCGCTGCCATGATTGGAAGACGAATAGAATCTGTAACACCAACAACATCGTATAATATATGACTCTTTGGTGCAAAAACAAAAGGAACCTTTATAACTTCTTTTGCGAATTTAGAACCATCAAATCTTTTAATTTTTACCCCGTCAAATGCGGAAACAAAATGTAAAAGTAAGTTTCTTTTCTCAAAATTGTAGTTATAATCTTCCATTCATTCTATTTATGTAAATAATAACATGGCGTATAATGTTCCATTCGTTTTTAATCCACTAAATAAAAATCCTGTGTTTAATTCTACACAGAGTAGAGTTAATGATTTAGGAAACACTGGAATTCCCACAACTGAAAATCCTTATGTTAATAGATGCGATGATACTATTTCTAATGTGAAAAGTAATTATCGTGGAATGGTTGCAAATTATGCATCTAATTATGGTATGCCTATTTCTTATTGGAGCACTGGTTATAATTTAAATGATCAGAACGAAATATACGGAGAAGACCCAACTGCTCGCTATCGTGGTCCAAGAAAATTAAAAGCTGTTATTGATTTTCAGTCTTATACAACATTTTTAACAAAATTTGGTGTTATGAGCGATCTTGATATTGTCATTTATATTCCAATTCAAAATTTTCGTGCAGTTTGGGGAGAAGTTATTCCTCTTGCAGGAGATTTATTTCTTATTGATGATTCTGCATGTGATCGTCCTTTAGGTCAGTCTCCAATTGTTTTTGAAATTACTGAAAAGCATGATGCAATTAATCCTGCTGATTTTATGGGTGGTCACTTTGTTTGGAAAATAACTGCAAAACGTTACGACAACTCCTACGAACCGGGTGCTCCACAAGAGAAATTCCTTGGTGGACCTGTGGATTCTGGAGATTATGGAAAAATTGAAAGTTCTATTGATAATACAATTATTGTAGAAGATCAATCTCCTACAACAGCAGATGAAGAAGCAAAAGAAGATTTTGATACTCCAAATGATTCTATATATGGAAAATATTATTAATTTCTATAAATAAGTGTATGATTATATCCAGAAAACTCATTGTTGAGCAACCAAATTACGATTTGGAATTTCTATCAGAACAAACTAATAGAGACAACGAAAAAAGAATTTATATCCGTGGCCAGTACATAATGATGAATCGCGGTAATAAAAACCGTAGAAAATACATGGAAAGTGAAATGATTCCTGCGGTTGACACTTACATCGAAGAATATGTTAAACAAAATCGTGGTGGAGGTGAATTAAATCACTCATCTAATCCTGATGTTGACCTTGGTAAACTAGCAGACAAAATTGTTAATCTCGAAAGAGATAAAAGTGATCCTGATTTTTATATTGGTAAAAGTCTTATTCTAAGCACACCATCTGGAAAGATTCTTGAATCACTTGTTCATGATGGTGTTAAATTTGGTAAATCTACAAAGTGTCTTGGTCAAGTATCTGAAAGCACTGACGGATTTAATGTTGTAAAAAGTCCAATCGTTCTTCTTGTAGACAACGTTTTCGACCCTTCTGTAGCAACAGCATTTGTAAATGGTATTCTTGAAAATAAAGAATATATTATTTCTGATGATGGTCGTGTTGCAGAAACATATCAAGCCTTAGAAAAGAGATTAGCAAAATATCCTTCTCGTCACAAAGATGCAATCAACGATTATATTCGTGAGTCTCTTGAAAAATTCCTACATGCACTATAATGAAACAAGACTTAGAAACAATTTATGAAAATATGTTAACTCCATCCATTTTAGGAGTAATCCGTCAAGCTTTACCTCTTTCACCTGTTAAGGCGTTTGAGGGTACACGCGAAGATGAAGAAGATGAAACTGAAGAGGAAGATGAAGAAGATGAAGAAGAGTGTGACGATGATGTAGCTGAAAATCATGTAGAAATTGCTAGAGAAATTCTTTCAATAGTTTCAGACTTAGATGATCTTGCAAAAGAAGCAATGTATAAAAGTTTTAGAAAGAAAATAGAGAGATGTGCAGATAAAATTCGCGATTTATCTAATGAAATTATAGAAGACCATGGTTATGATGTATGACTAATAAATTCGATAAATTATATAAAACATTAGTAGATAAATTTGGTAAAAAATCCACAAAAGAAGGTTATAAAACTGAAAAAGAACATCACAAATCACCAGAAGAAACCTTACAAATAGCAAAAGACCATTTAAAAGAATTTCCAGATTATTACAAGGAACTACCAAAAATGGAGAAAAAATTAAAACAAAAAAAGAGGCAGAAATAATCTGCCTCTTTTTCTTTTATAGATTTTCGTTAATCTTTTTTTCTATAAAATCTTTGTTGGTTAATCCAACATGTCGCCAAATTTCATTTCCATCTTTTGATAGAATAAGTGTTGGAACTGCTCGAATACCTGCATCTGTTAGAACTTTCGGATCAGAGTTATATGTATCAACATCTTCAAATTGAAGCTTTTCACCAAATTGGGTTACAATTTCAGCGAGAATAGGTTTCATCACTTTACAAGGACCACAATATTCGTGTCCAAATTTAGTTAGTTTTAGGTTTGCCATAGAATATATCTTACCACAAGAAATAGAGAAAATCAAATTTTTAAAGAAAAATGTAAATATGTTAACATATGAAACCTGAAATAAAGTCAAAAGTAGCAAAAATGCTATATCATTTAGGAACTGAAAATCGTGCGAAGGCAGATAAAGAGTTGAGAGAAATTATAAAAATGAAGGTTAATAATTCATTATCTAAAGAATTTCAAAAAGTTAAAGCATCTTTTTCAAAAGAAAATTCATAATTTATATAAATAACTATTATATGCTAACAGAACTTAAATCTATTTTTGAATCTGTGGACAAGGAAATTCTTTCCGAAGACACTTTAAAAGCAATTTCTTCCCTAGTTGAAGAAAAGGTAAATGCAAAAGTTCAGGAGCGCGTTGAATTAGAAGTTGAGAGTGCCGTTAAGACACAATACGAAAAATTCAAAGTTGTTTCTGAAAAAGCAGTCGCAGCAATTGATGCTGATCATACAAATAAAATCAAAATGGTTGTAAATGCAATCATGGAAGATTATGACAACAAACTTCTTACTGTACACGAAGGTTATAAATCAATTATTGCTGAAACAGCAATTGGTCATCGTGACAGTCTTGTAGAAAGCGTTGATGAATTCCTTGATTTATATATTGATAAAAATCTTCCTAAACAAGAAATTGAAGAAGCTGCTAGAAACCAATATGCTCTTAAGGCAATTGAAGAAGCTCGTAAGATTCTTGGCGTTGATGAGAAATATATTCAAGGCAACATCAAAGAAGCTCTTGTAGATGGTAAGCGTCAAATGGATCACCTTCTCAAGGAGAACGTTGAACTTAAGAAAGCAAAAATGATTGCTGAAAGTAAAAAGGTTCTTGCTGAAAAGACAGCAAATCTTCCTGTTGAAGTATCACGTTTTGTTCGCTCTCGTCTCGAAGGTAAAACTTCAGACTTTATTAAAGAAAATTTTGAATACGTCATTGATATGTATGGTCGTCAAGAGCATAAAGCTAAGAAAGCCGCACTTCTCAATGAAAGGAAAACATTTATCGTTGATCGGAACAGGGTAGCCGATGAAATCATCAAAGAATCAGAAGTTAAGACACAAAATCAATTCAATCCGAACAACCCAATGGAAGATTTGTACCTTAGTGGCTTAAATTTCAGAAAATAATAAAAAACAAATAAATAAACTATATGCAATCACTAGCTTCAAACTACGTTGACTCGGCTCCCTCTCTTATTTCTAAAGAAAGAGGCAGAGCATTAATCTCAAAGTGGAGTAAAATTCTCGATTTTACTGACAATCAAACAAAACCTATCGAAGGTTATCAAAAAAGAATGGCAACCGCACTTATGTGCGAAAACCAAGAAACTTGGCTTCGTCAAAACGGTCACATGCCTCGCAATCTTATTCAAGAAAACGGCCTAATCGCAGGCGGTACTTTTGGAGCAGGTGGCGTTGCAGGTACTTCCGTTTTCGGTGGTGGAACAGACCAAGGTACTGCACCTACAGTTGACGGTCAATACGGTAACGCTGGTCCTGGTACTGGTGGTAACTCTGACTGGTATGCTCCTGGCGATGCTCGTCTTCCTAAGACTCTCATTCCTATGATCCGTCGTACATTCCCTGAGCTTATCACTCATGAAATCGTCGGTGTTCAGCCAATGAGCGGTCCTGTTGGTCTTGCTTTTGCTCTTCGTTATTTCTATGACCAAGATCCTCTTGCATGTTCACCATTCAATGACAAAAACTGTGATACATCTAAAACTTTCCCAAGAGGTCCTGGTGTATGGTCTGGTGCTGACACTGATGAAGCTGGTTATCAAAAGCTTTACACTGCACACACTGGTATCACTGCTGCTGGTCTTTCTGGTCTTGGTTTAACAACCTCAACCACTGGTTCTGCTACTTGCTTCCCATTCACTCCTCAAGATATGGGTGTTGCTCAACTTCTTGCTCACTTCGAAGCATCAAGCAACATTCCTACAATGTCTCTTAAGATTGAGAAACAAGCTGTTGAAGCTGGTACTCGTCGTCTTGGAACATCATGGAGCATGGAACTTGAACAAGATCTTATGAACATGAACGGTATTGACATTGACTCTGAAATGACCAATGCAATGTCCTATGAAATTCAAGCAGAAATTGACCGTGAAATGGTAATCCGTATGATTCAAGTTGCTCTTAACGCAGGTTTCGGCAATGGTTATTCAGTATGGAAACCACAACTCGCAGATGGTCGCTGGTTCGCAGAGCGTGGTGTTGACTTCTATGCAAAAATCGTTGTAGAAGCTAACCGTATCGCAATTCGTAACCGTCGTGGTCCTGCTAACTTCATTATCGCAACTCCAAAAGTTTGCACAATTCTTCAACTCCTTCCTGAGTTCCGCGTATTTGAAATTGCATCAGCAATTCAAGCTCACCCAAATGGTGTTGCTCGCGTAGGTACTCTTGCAGGTCAGTTCAATATCTATCGTGATACTCGCACAGAGGCTCAATATCTCGCAGGTATTCGTGCTGAACCAGTTGAGTATGCTCTTCTTGGTTATAAAGGTTCTGAATTCTGGGACACTGGTATCGTATATTGCCCATACATTCCAGTTCTTGTTCAAAGAACAATCTCTCCACACACCTTCACACCTAACGTAGGTATGATGACTCGTTATGGAGTAATTGACAACCTTTTCGGTTCTGGTAACTTCTACCACTTGATTATCGCACGCGACCTTAACACTGGTCACTTAACAACTTGCGGTACTCCAGTAAGCGTAACCTCTCCTGACCCAATCAATTACAACTACCTTAGCTAATCGCTAGTAGAGTAAAAGATTAAAAGTTTGAAACCCTCTAGGAAACTAGAGGGTTTCTTCTTTTTAAATATGTATTTTTTTATATATTAAACTTTATTAGCTTCTACAATATTCAATTCCTTTTCTTTCATTTTCATAATCATATCAAACATCTCTTCACGGCTACCGCTCATAATAACGTTTGTTTGATTTAATGTAGTTCCAGCAGGGAGTGCTTCTGGTGCATTTTTATTAATTGTATAATCTGCAAGCCTTTCTTTAATATCAATTTCCCTTGTTTTTGTTTTTTCGGTAATCTTATTCTTTTCTTTTTCGGTTAAGATTTTAACTTTATTTTTAAGTGCTTCGCTTTGAGCTTTACCAATATTAGAGTATGCTTCTAAATATTCAGCATCTCCGGTAGTTTCTACAAGACGTTTCGCTTCTTCTAATACAGCAGAATTTGTTTTAATAAGATCATCTAAATCTTTTAATGTTTTAGAAAGCTCGTCCATTTCGTCGTATTCTTTCTTAACAATTTCTTTTTCTGGTTCAATTTGTGAAAGAATGTTACTAACTGCTAATGCACTTAAAACATCATCATATTCATCGTTATTGTCGTTATTCATAAAGATATTTATAAATACATATATGAACATGCAAAAAATTACTACTCTTTGTTGTTTGTTATTAACTAGTTGTGTTTGTCAAAAACCTCATGTTAGTGACACTCCATTAGAAATTCCTATAGCACCAAAATTGGTTCAATATGAAAAAGGACCAATTCTTAAAAAGATTGATTCTGATTATTTGGTAACAAAAGAACTTGTTAATAATGCTACACTATTAACTGATTACTATATAAGACTCGAAAAATGGAAGGAGGTGAAAAACATCCGATGAAAGACTTAGAAGACTTATATATGCAAAATGTATTTCCAAGAAATTACAACCTTAAAAATACAGTAAATCCTGAAATAAATGATGACCTTGTTGAAAAAGAAATAATGAAATTAAGAGTTAATCTTTTAAAATCTTATCATCTTTTAAAAACATTTAATGTTGATCCTAAATTTAAAGGTATTATTAAAA